AGTCACTCCGTTCTCGGCCATCTTCGACAGCAACGCAGAAGCTGGACAACCTGTGTACGTTGTCAGCGACACAAACGTTGACCTGGCCGACAACACAACCAACTACCGGGTCATCGGTCTTACACTTGAGCCGGTGCTGTCCGGAAACTCTGGCCAGTACATCACGGAAGGCACCATCACACGGACCGACTGGACCGTGGTCACCGGGACAACTTTGTTGACTCCGGGAGCGGTCTACTACTTGGACTCAACAGCAGGGAAGCTGACCTCGACTCCGACGACCACCGAGGGAGAGCACGTAGTGGCTGTGGCGCGAGCTGCGTCCAACACTGAGCTTGACATCGAAATCGCGGAGCCGATCCTACTGTAATGGCCTTCACTTCAAGACTAGCGACTTCAGAGTCTACCCTAGCGTCCGAGATGGTCGCCGGAGTAACCGTCCCAGCGGTCGTTGGCCCAGACGAGTCTGTCACCAGCACGCTCAGCATGAGTCACGTGGTTCAGGTGGAGATCGAGTACGGGCTCCAACACGCGCTCGGCCTATCACAGTTGGTGGTCGTGGCTACCGAGCCGACCGAACCTATGCCTCCTCTCGTTATTGTTGACGGGAAGGTTCAACAAGGTTCAGCCCTTGACATGGGCAACATAGAGATCACTCGCTTTGTCTCATCGAACTACGTGACGACCACCAATGAAAAGGTGATCATCTGTGAAGCGGCGATCACTTTGACTTTGATTGCCGCAGCAGACTTCGTACGGCAAAGACTGTACATCAAGAACACGTTTGCGGGAACGGTGACCATTGAAACTGATGGGTCGGAAATGATCGACAACCTGTCATCCGCTACGCTGGCTCAGTGGGAGTCGCTCACACTTTTCTCAACTGGAACAGGTTGGATTATCCTATGACTCATCGTTCGAACCCTCAGAAATTTGTTCGCCAAGTTCTGACTTCGTTGAAGAAGCAGTTCGGCGACCAGGTTCAGGTTTACAAGCTCGGAAGCGAGAGCGTTGATTGGGACACGGGGACGCGAACAATCACGGACAGCTGCATTGAAGTTGACAACTGTATTGTCCTTCCGGTTACAATCAACAGCGAAGTGGTTCAATCCATTTCGTACATCAGCTCGAACAAGCCGTTTATCCAAGGCGGGTACTTCGGCACCGGGAAGCGTAAGTTCATCTTCGACTTCACCGAACGACGTGGCCTCCCTAAGAACTACACTTGGGACTTGGCCGACTGGATCATTGCTGACGGGAACCGCTACGACGTTGCGAGCTTCGAAGAGCTTCACTTCGGGTCGGGCTGGATGGTGACGGCCACCAGGGTCCAAGGAGTCGTGCCTCAGCAAACCATCAAGGAGAACATCACCCACACTCTTCAGCTCCGGCTGAACCACACAGTTGACGTGGTGGTAGAATGACAGCTCCAATCCAAAATCAATCCGACGAGAATCTGCCCCGATGGATCAAAGCATCCTTCACCGGCTTCTTCGAGAATACAGTTAACGCGAGCATCACTCCGACTCCTCCGTTCTCAGTGACCGGCTACAGTCTGAACTCTGACGAGAATCAGGACCACATTGAGATGAGGCTCATGGGGCCGCACGAGAAAGACAACTCAGGGTTCCTGGTCCTTGAACTTCAGATCAGCTTCTTGATGACTTTCCGCCAAGACAATGTGAAGGACATGTTCACTTTGGACCGGTGGACCGGCGTCTACAAAGACGTGTTGAGAAAGCCAATCGAGTTCTTCAAGAAGGGCAACGGGGTCGAAGACGACGACAGTCTTATTGGTTGCTTCACTCTCAAGCAGTCGAAGCGAGAACTCATCCGCGATGATCGTTACGGTTTCCTCGACGGGAACACTCCGATCCAACAAGCCACTGTTGTGGCGACACTAGATACATGGCTCCCTTGGAGCTAAGGGATTACTAGCAACCCAGAACGAACCTGTCACAGCAGGGTCAATCACAAGCTAGGTGACGTTGTTAGCTAACACTTATTCCTTACGAGGTAACCCATCAAATGGCACGAATCGAATTGAAGAATGCCCCGGTCTACATCCGCGATGGTTTGTCTGGTACTGGTGCCATCAACGAGCCATCTACTGCCCCTGTGGCAACGAACACCGAGTTCGATATCGACACACTTGTGTTGAACACCACAGCCACGGACCTAGTTCCTGTTGGTGCCCGCTTCACCGTCGCTGGCGAAACGGACGCAACTCAGGAACACACCGTAACGGCTCGGACACCGGCTTCATCCAGTCCAACAACCAACATCACGTTCACACCTGCTCTCGGAGCTGGTACATACGTGGACGGCGGCGTTGTAACATTCCTTCCGCACCTTCTGTACATTCAGATTGGTGACGGAAACTTGACATTCACCGAAACAGTAGAGCGTATCTACGACCGAGATCGAGGCTTGCTCGATACGGTACGAAACGGTGACGAGCAACCACTTGAACTGAACCTTGAGTTCACCTACGTGTTTGTTACCATGGAAAGCGGAAAGGTCGTGACTCCGGTCGATGCCTTGAAGCAACTTGGTGACGCAGCAGAGTGGGTGTCAAGTGACAGCGACCAGTGTGCTCCTTACGCAGTCAACGTCGAACTACGACACTGCTTGCCTTGTGGAACGGACCAGGACGAGAAGCTTGTCTTCCAGGACTTCCGGTACGAGACTCTTGAGTACGATACTCAGGAAGCCACAATCGCTGTGTCAGGACGATGTAACGTGACCGACGCCGTGGCAACACGACTCGCGAGCCTTGACTGTCCTGTGACAAACCCAATCGCCTAAAGGAGTAACCACATGGCGCGTATTGAACTGAAGAACGCCCCGGTGTACATCCGGGACGGACTGTCGGGAACAGGGGCCGTCAATAACACTGGCGGCTACTCAGGCGGTGCAACCGATATGGATATCGACTCCGTTGTCCTGAACACCACTGACACAGACCAAGTACCCGTTGGGGCTCGGTTTACTGTCGCTGGCGAAACAGGGACACCTGAACACGTTGTGACCGACCGCGACCCTAACACGGGCGCGACCACCAATGTTTTGTTCACCCCAGCACTTGCGAGTGCTGTCGTGGACACCGCTGTAATCACATTCCTGCCTCACCTTCTGTACATTCAGATCGGTGACGGGAACCTCACCTTCACTGAAACTGTTGAGCGAATTTATGACCGCGACCGTGGTCTGCTTGACACAGTTCGAAACGGTGATGAGCAGCCTCTGGAACTCAACCTTGAGTTCACCTACGTGTTTGTGACCATGGAGACCAACAAAGTCGTTACGCCTGTTGACGCCCTAAAGAGACTGGGCGATGCGGCGGAGTGGGTTTCTTCGGACTCAGACCAGTGTGCTCCTTACGCTGTCAACGTCGAGTTGCGGCACTGTCTCCCATGTGGAACCGACCAAGACGAAAAGCTCGTCTTCCAGGACTTCCGCTACGAGACGCTGGAGTACGACACGCAAGAGGCGACGATTGCAGTCTCCGGTCGATGCAATGTAACCGACGCGGTTGCAACTCGACTGGCGTCGTTGGATTGTCCTGTGACAAACCCAATCGACATCACGTAATTCTCTTCCGCTCTGGCCCCATCAGGGGCCGGAGCATTTTCTTTCTACCAACCTGTGAGAGGGTAATTCAATGGCACTACGTATTGGCGGCCAAACTATCGACAAACCATCCGAGCAAGTTCTCGTACTTCCACGAGCAAACGGGCCGGATATCATCATCACGGCTCGGGCAGTTCTGAGTATGGAAGACTTCGACCGGTATGTCCCAGCGCCACAGGCGAAGCGGGCATGGGTCAAAGGTAAGGGCAACGTCCTGATGACGGATGACCCTGGCTTCCTAGCTGAAATGGAAACGTACGGAAACAAGCGTTTCGCTTTCATGGCCATCAAGGCCCTTGAGCCTTCTGAAATCGAGTGGGAAAAGACAAAGCTCGAAGACCCCAACACCTGGACCGGGTGGACCGACGAACTCAAAGAAGCTGGCCTCAGCGAAGTTGAAGTTCAGCGGATCGTGGTCTGCGTGATGCAAGCTAACTCGCTCGATGAGAACAAGCTGCGGGAAGCCCGCGAGGCTTTTCTACGTGGGCTGGAGGAGGCAGTGGAAAAATCCTCTGGCCCAAGTACCGAACAGTCGAGTACACCTTCTGGGCCAGTTGCGAACGATGGGGAATAATGCCTCCGGGCATCAACCACCCCAACTACGTTTGCTTCGACGACCTTGACGTGTGGAGTCAGGCGAAACTCATTGAGTATCACCGGCTCCAATGTTACCTCGAATCCGGCGGCGATCAGAAGCCGCCCAAAGGGAAGTAGATGACCTTCATCAAGAAAGACTTCGGCTTGAAGACATTCCGAGTGGACATGAACCGCTGGGAGCGTCAGCTGAAGAAAGAGATGGAAGAAGAGACCAAGGAGGCGGCCAAGGATTGGTTGGCAACCGTAATCTCCATCGTTCCCGTATGGTCGCGTGCCTCGCATGCGACGTTCAAACCACTCGCGGACGCTGTGGGGTTCACAATCCCCACGCGACCGCTGGTAGCTAAGAAGGACAGAAGCGACTTGGGCGAAAGCGTCAGCCAAGGCCGAGTCGAAATCACAAAGGACACCTTCCACTTCGTCTACCAGACGGACCTTCGATACCTGGCGGCCAACGAGTTCTCACACGTTGAGTTCCCAGACCACGGAATCTTCTCTCCTACAGGTCTGAGGACGCCCACCCCGTTCAACTTCACTGGACAAGCTGCCGAACAGTTCAGGGCCAGAACCCCAGAACTGCCTAACCCGTTTGAATACATGCGTATCCGAAACCTCAAGAATAAAGCTACTTAATGGCCGAAATCACACAAAAGCTGGGCTTCGACACATCTGGCGGTGTAACTGCGCTCAACAATTTGAACAACGCTATCAATGGCGTAAATGAATCGTTGAAGAGGTTGAACTCTGCTTCTGTTGGACGGGTCAACAAGAGTCTGAACCAGCTCAACAAGAACCTTGGTCTGGCTGGTGACACAGCTTCTGGCACTGGTAAGAAAATCCAGGGGTTCGCTGCTGGCGTTTCTCCAACAATCGACGCCGCTAATCAAAAGATCAATTCCCTTAATCAGAATCTTGCAGAATCTGGACAGCGAGCTGATAGAGCTGGTAGATCGATCTCTGGAGCCTTTGTTGGTTTCCAACTTCTTGGCGCAGCCGCCTCTGGCCTACGTGACATTGTTAGTCTTCTCGGAGATGCCGCAGAGTCTTCTCGTGAGTTCGGTCTGGCTATCGCCGAGGTCTCTACCATTGCTTCCCCTGCGGACACCATCCGTGAATTGAGTGACCAGGTCCGTCAACTGTCTCGTGATTTCGGAACTGAAACTGTAGAGCAGGCGGAAGCTGCGTACCAAGCCTACTCGAACCAAATCGTCCAAACCACT